CTTCTCTTTTGGCGAGCCGTTTAATCTCTTCGTACACCTCAATCGGCACAAGAACAGATTTCCATTTAGTTATATCCATAATTACCTCAATTTTTTACCCTCATCGAGTTTCTTTTCTAAATATTTAGCATCAGCTTTAAATCCAATAGACTTTAACCACAGCAAAATTTTCTTTTGATAAGCTTTGTCTAATGTTCTGATATGTTCAACAGTGCTATCTCGCATTTAACTTGGCTCCTGTAACTCAGATCTAAAGGCAGATAAAGGGCTACTGGGACTTCAGGATTGTCCTTAGCGATACAGCCGTAGCTATCCCAAGGATTCGCGCGAGTAGGGTTCACCCTCTATCTATAAAGGATTATATGAGATTGTATAGTAAAAGGCAAGTAAAAAAAGCTCCGTCGGAACGGAGCCAGTTAGGGGGAGGATATATGCGAGACTCTCACTCAGCCTCTCCCCAGCTTGGTCCTATTTCAATATCGCACTTGCTGGGTATCTCCAACGGTACAGCATTTTCCATAATCTTAGCAACCGTCTCTGCTTCTTCTTTAGTTTTCAAGGACATGGCTACCTCGTCGTGTATCTGTATTAAAGGCAGATACCCTTCTTTGTACAAGTTTACCATGGCCTGCTTGGTCATATCTGCGGCAGACGCTTGGATAAGCCTGTTCAAAGCTTTGTACGTGTAAGCTCGCTTTAGTCTGGTGGTTTCGCCATATTCTTGAACAGCTTCTTTATAAGGCAGGGCTTTGTTCATCGCAAAGGTGTCTGGCTCCCAAAGGTCAAACCGGCACTTTCTTCCCAGTATGGAACGGATAGAGCCGCTTGATCCGCGGTCATTCAGCCTGTTTTGTACGCCGTTCATCAACCCTTTAACAAACGGGACACGTTCATGGTACTGTTTAACAAGAACTTTTGCTTCTTCAACATCAATATCTAGTTGGTCGGACAGCTTGTTCACGCCCATGCCATACATCATTCCCAGATTGATTGTCTTGGCCTGCTTACGAGCAATCTTAGCCATGTCTGCTACCATGGTGTGGAAATCCATATCTGGGTCATTGCGGTAGCTATGTACAAACTCTTCTACCCCTGCCATCTGCTGGCCTCGTGATTTACCGTACACATAGGCATAATGAACCAAGATCCGTGGTTCCTGTTGCGAGAAGTCTATAGCCGCCCACTGGTCGCCTTCTTCAGGCAGGAACAGGCTACGTATCATAGGCCCCAGTTCTGGGTCACGGGCAGGAATTTGCTGTAAGTTAGGGTTGTTCATAGATATGCGGCCCGACACTGTACCGCCATCGTCAGAGCGTATCTGGTTGATGTGGCTATGTATCCGGCCATCACTGTGGCAGTGCTTCATAATCGTGTTGATGAACGTGCCACTGGTCTTGTTCAGGTTACGTGCTTGCACAATATATTGTGCTAATTCGTGCGGATGTTCCGACAGAAATGCTTTTGTAAAAGATGGCGCACCCTTTTCTGTCTTTGGATAGGGGATATCTAACTTATCAAAAGCTTTAGCTATGGATGCGGCCGCCCACAGCTCTACCTGCCCACCAGCTATATGTTGTATTTTGTCGAGCACTTCCTTTTCTTTTTTAACCAGATGGTTTCTGGTGCGCTCTACGCGGTCTTGGTCTACCCGTACCCCGCGCCATGTCATATCTATCAGGCAGGGCAACAGGTCGAGCTCAAGGTTAGCTATGGGCCATAACTCTTCTTTTGTTAGTTGTGTAGACAGGTGGTTCCAAAGTTCTAGCGTAATTTCAGCGTCATTCTGTGCGTAGGGCCCGACATACATGGCAGGCATCTTCCAGAGGTCAGCCTTTGGGTCGAGACCAAACTCTCTTGCGGCTTCTTGCAAAGTTTTCTCTGATTTAACTTTTCCTAACAAATCGTAACAAAGGTTGTTCAGACTAAAGCTGTATCTGTTTTCATCTAACAGCGAGGCGATTAGCATCGTGTCGATGATGCGGCCGTTGATGGTGAATCCCATCTGTCGTATCCAGCCCGCATCATACTGTGCGTTGTGCATAATCTTATCTGCCGGTGACGCGAATACTTTTTTTAACCAGTTGTTAACTATGCGCTCGTCTAAGTTGCCACCACCCAGATGCCGGATAGGAACGTAACCCGCCCAGTCAGCAACAGCTATGGCATAGCCCACAACCTCGCCGTCACCGGTCGGCCATCCGGGCCCGTTGGTCTTAATGTTAGGGTCTCGTGTCTCTACATCTATGGCTATCTGCTTAGCTTCAAAGATATCTGGTAGCTCAGCAGGCGGAACCCACTCACTTTTCGGGGTGAACATTGTCATTTGTAGCGTCATAACTTTTCCTAACTGCCGCCATCTCTGTGCCCTGCACTATAACAGTCCAGCCGTTTTTTATATAGTGTTGGAGCATTTCTATGCGAATGAAGCGCACCATTAGTCCTCTCCACCCAGTGCCCCGTAGCCACAGATATCTACCCAGCTATCCTCGTGCTCCGGTGTTTCTATCAACCGGCAGAGCTTTACCGCTATCATGCACTGATACACCTGCTCTACAGAAACGTCGGTATCCAGAAGCACAGACCACATCCGTGCGATACGCGCATGGTTTTCATGGGCATCGCCATATTCTTTGGCCCGTGGGCCGTTGACTAAGCTCTCTGCTTTTTTAAGTATCTCCTCACGCTTCATATCCAATAACTCCGGTTCATGTCTTCGGGTTCAACTAAATAAAGGTTTTGCTTAGTTCTGGTTACCCCCACGTAAAACACCCGATGTAAATCATCAGGGGTGACCTCTGATGCCTTTACTGCCGCTGGAGATAAATCTGTAAATAACACTATATTGTCAGCTTCACCGCCTTTAGATCCGTGGATCGTGGACAGATTTATGCGAGGCATGGCGTTAAACTTCTCGCCCCGACGTAGCAGGGCCGTAATGTACGCTCGCTCGCCGCTAGGTAGCTTATCCATAGCCTCGTGCCATATCATGTCGATAGTAGCTAGTAGCCCGTGGTTTTGCTGTAACTGCTCCAGCGTTGCTGTTTCGTCATCATCAAGTGCAGGCAGTTTTTTAAACCCACGCCGCACACGGTCACCGACAGACATAAAATTATAGATGCACCGTGCGGCCTTGCCGGTTATAGCACGGCCTTTGCGTAACTGCTCCCAGCCATTTACCGCTTCGCTGATGTTTTCTGAGATAGACCGTCGGCCGCGTACAGCATACAGATAGCCGCGACTCTTCAGGTCTTGGGTCGCTCGTTCTAAAAAGTAACCCGCTTGCGCCAACACCAGCCAAGAGCCCTCATCGAAATCAACATAGCTGGTGCTTGGGATACGTTGTACCTTGCCCTCTTCTTGACGAGGCAGATAGTTCTTTGGGACGCGGCGGTTTATGCGTTTAGCTATGCGCTCAGCCAGAGGATGCACAGATGCAGGCACCCGATAAGATTGCTCTAGCACTTCGTAGCCACCGTTGAGACCGATAAAGTGCTCAACATCCGCGCCAGCCCAGCGGTAAATAGCTTGGTCATCGTCACCGGCACAGTAGATCCGTGAGCTGTGTTGCTCCAACACGTGTGCCACATCCCACTGTAAAGGTGACAAGTCTTGGGCTTCATCTATAAAAGTAAGCGCGAGACGAGGGCAAAAGCTAGAGCCCTCTTTCACAAATACGTCTAACATATCTGTAAAGTCATACAGATTATATCTGCTTTTATACTTTGTCAGGCTGTCCGCTATGTATTTCACGGTTGTCCATGGTAGCTCAACCTCGCTCTCATCATACTGTGAGCGTAAGTCTGTCTTACGCAAGCGAGCTAAGTTAATCAGACTGATGGCAGGATTGTCTGTTTTAGACAGGTCAAACACATCTTCTCCGCTAATGCTGGATTTATCTACAGTCAGGTCAAAGCCCAACGCACTGCCCAGCTCCTTATAGTTTTCAGGTTGCATCACCTGTTCCTGACGGATGCCAGACAGCTTGAGTGCAAAGCTATGCAGTGTGCGAAACCATGGCAGTTGTGATTTATCCAGATGAAACCGTGAACAGGCTCGCTCAACAGCTTCATTTGCTGCCTGTCTTGTGAACGCAAAGTAGCCGATATGTGACGGGTTCACACCAGCGTGAAGAGCTTCGTCTACCTTGTTGAGGAGCGTTGTGGTCTTACCGGTTCCGGGCGGACCGTAGATGCGGAAGATTTTAGTTTCCATGCTCCTCGTCCGTCACGTCTTCTATGTTTTCCATGAGGTGTATAAACACAGGCGTTTGTTCGCCCACATATGCGCCTATGGTGTTAAACCATAGGTACTCTACGGCCTCGTCGTAGCTCATATTCTGGTCTTCAACTAAAACTGCTATACATTTGTGGTAGTCATACGCGATAACAGGTTCCTGCCCTGCACGGTGACACACACCTATAAACGCTTTATCAAATCCGTCTGCTTTTAACATTAGAAAGGGGCCTCCGTCTGCTTATCACCAAATTTAGGTGTGCTTACTTCTATCTCTGATATTTTGTAGGCTGGTATGACCCACACTCTAACGGGTCTGCCTTTTATTTTCATTACACGACTTTCACCGCCCATATCGCGCAGGCGTTGAGCAATCTTATGTGCTTTGTATTCAAAAAACTTGTTACGTTTTAAAAAGGCTTCAAAGTCTTTTAAGCGAAACACTGTTTCGCCCGTCTCTTCATCATTCCACGGACGTTTTAACAGGATCTCTTCTTTGTCATTAGCTGTTTGTAAGTGAACACAGAACTCTTCAAGATAGTCATAGAACTGACCGCTAATGCTTGCATCCTCTGAGACCTCTATCACTGCGCTGTCATTGTCACGCATTTCGGACAGTAACGCTCCGATACGGCCCTCCCACACCTGCTTACTTACTGAGCGTGGCATGAAGTTAAGTTGCTCCATGCAGGCTCTTTGAAAGGTAGGCTGGCTCATCAAACCCTCTGTATCGAGCTCTAAGGGCTCACCATTAACGTCGAGGAACCACACTGGGGGTATGGAGTCATATTTACGAAGATTGGCTATGGCGGCCCCTTGTATCGCCGCGCCGATGCCGTGCTTACGTGTCTGGCATAGCTCTTTGTTACAGTGTGCGTTGATGGGGCTGTCCCCACAGCGATAGGCATAATCCTTCTTTTCTAGCTGTTTAGCGACTATGTTAACCTCATTCAGAGGTAGCGGTGGCTCAAGATAGGTCAGATTGTACGTTAAAATCTCTGACTCCCAGCTATCAGGAAAAGCCTTACGCAAGTAAACGCCAATATTAAACAGGCCGTTATTACGGCCACCCTCAGAAATCTTACTTTTTAACAGGTGTTGCAGGCACGGTGGACCGTCTTTCATTACGACGGTTTCGCCCTCATCAGCTATCTGTAATTTTAGTAATTGCTCAGGAGTCTGCTTATAAGCCTCGTAGAGCGCGATAAACTCTTCCAAGGTAGCGGAGGTGCCATCATCCTTGATTGCGTAGCGTAGACCCCCTTCAGCGTCGAAATAGGGCAGGTTTAAAAAATTACCTACGTCATCACGGTCCAGACGAAGCTTAACTTGCTTTGGAAAGATTTCACAGCCGCCATAGCCCAGAGCCGCAGATATCTCTTGCAGTGTAGACTGCATATCTTTGGCTTCTACCCATTCTGTGGTGAATAAAAAGCAGTGCGCTCCACCTGACTTTGACCGGCAGACAACTAAAGGCAGTTTTAGTTTTCTAATCTTTTCGATAAGGACTTTGTGGTCCAGCGGATATTGGTCAATGTCTATACAGCCCCATACCGACTTATTGTCTTCGTTGATTGGGATGATACCAATCCCGCGGCCCTCACCAGACAGATGCCCTTCCCACAGTTCCGTGGTCCGTGGTTCACGCACGATGGCGGCCCGTCCGGAATGCTTTCCATTGGCCTGCTGTTTCTCAATTTTATATGTGCCATACGCGAGCTTGAGCCCGTCAAATATGGCGGAAAACTTTTCTACAGACATGATAATTCCCGAAGGCGGGGCGGCGAGATGGTAGCAGCCATCAGTCCCACCGCCCCAACTGTTTAGAACGGTGGGTTAGAAACCTGTGTTTCAGCCTGTTCGTGTTTAACGTCCACCTCACCAGCGGTGATGCTGGCGGCAAACTCTTTCGCACGAATATATAGAGCTTTATCCTCAATAGGCCCTACACGACTGAACTCCCAACCTGACCATTTACCCTTTGCATTTTCTTCACTTGTTGTCTTGAAAAGGTAAATATGACTAAAGCGAGGCGGGGTAAATCTTCCGTTCTTACCTTCAACCGTCAAAGACGATATCATGCTGTTCAATTTGCGAGACTTCTTTAACTGCGTTGATTTCATAGCAATCAAAGCTGTTTCAGCAGAGCCGTCCTCATGGAGAACAATGACAAAATGCTGATGCGTCTCTTCTATATATGTTCCGGACCCATCCTGAACATAATCTTTCGAGTCAGTATCTGACCTCTTTGTTTCCGGCATCTTGTCGCCCGGTTTAAAGATTGCGACCGGTGCGCCTGTACCTTCACCACGAGGTGCCCACTGCAAGAACCGGCGTTGGTAGGCCACAGGGACTACTTTGATACCGTCCTTACCTTTGTAAACCTCACCAGTAACAGTGTTGTATAAATCGCCTCTCTGAGCGGTTGGAAGATTATCTAGCTCTGTGCTAAGAGCTTCCAAAATCTTGATGAAGGGCAGGGCAAGGTCGTCCTGACCCATGTTTTCAACCCCCATACCGGCATCTTCTTCAAAAATAGAAGGGTCAAACTGGATGATCTCTGCGCTTGTCTTCTTTTCAATTTCAGTTTTATTTTCAGCCATCTTACTTACTCCTCTTAATGATCGCTTTGAAACCTGTCCACGCTCCGAAGAGTTCCGTCGGGAATGCGTCACCCTTTTCCATCCTCTCCTTAACGAAAGCACGTTGTGTCTGCGGGTGTACATTTTCCTTCTGCTCCGGCGCGTAGCCTTTGGCTTGGGCTTCTCTTGCAAAGGCCGCGGCCTTTTCGTCTTCGCCCATCCCAAACGTACAGGTAACCGTATTTTTGACGAGGTCTCCATATCCGTTCTCCCTTAGCCACTGAAATGCAGCCTGTTTGTTTTCAACCAATATTGTTGCTCCATACGTCGGCTTCACAGTAACCTCTGAACCATCGTCCAGTTTCATACTGCTCAAACCAATTTCTTGGAGCATGGTTGGGAGATCTTCGTCGGTCATCTTTAACAAAGCTTTCTTCTCGTCCTTGAGCCGTTGCTCAAGAGCCGCTATCTCATCTTCTTTGCTAAGGATTGCTGTACACATGCCGCTCACTGTGGTGAGATCTTG